GTCAGGACTTTGCCATCCATGGTCACCTGCCAAGCCGCCTTGGGCTGCACATAGCCTGCGCCGCTCATGCATCGGGCACCCGCGATAGGTCGATGCCAAAGGTGACCGTGCGGGCAAGGCCATTGTCGATCATGTTCTCATGCTTTTCATTCAGCGACTTAATCACGAAATTGCCCAGCACCTTCCCATCGCCGCGCACCAGAGGATAGGCATCGCCCGTATCGCCCATGGCCGCGATTTTCTCGATGCTGGAATAGCTGCCGCAGATTTCGGGGATGAGCAGGCCAGATAGCTTGATCGTATCCGCGCCGGGGCCAACATATTGGCTATCAGGCCGCGCACCGAAAACCTCGGTTTCCGGGTGCCGCCAGCTGCGGTCCCGCTCCAAATCGCTAAACAGCAGGGTGGAGGTATCAAAGACAAAGAGGCCAAGGGCATAAAGCATGGGCAATCCGATCAGAAATCATCTTGATAGGTGGCAAGGCCGGTGGCGCGGTGGGCGCGCTCGATCCGATCCATCACCCGCTGGGCCAGAGCATCGGCATCCTCGCCCGGCTGTTGGTGGATATGGATCTCGAACTTGACCGGCGCGCGCGCGGATGACGCCGCAGAGGCCCCCGCCGCTGGCGCCAGCGCCAGCGCGCCCGCCCCAGCCACAGCCGTGGCCATGCGCCGCATGGATTGCACCGGGCGGTGCCCATGCCGATCCAGTCCGATAGACAGGCCATCGGCGATATGCCCACCAAAGGCCATGAACACGCGAGAGGGGGAGCGGATCTGTAGCTGCTCTGCAAACTTGCCACCAACGTTGTCGGAAAAGTTCCCGACCGTATCAATAGCCTTGCCGCCAAAGCGCTTGATGCCATTGCCCAGCCCGGTGGCAATATCCGCGCCCCATTGCATCGCCTTGGCCAAGGCCGTGTTTTTAATCCAATCGGTGAAGCCTTTCCATTGCGCCTTCACCCACGCAATGCCATCGCCAAAGGCTGATTTGATCGGGTTCCACGCTCTGCTGAAAGCGGAACTAACCACCCGCCACGCATCACTGGCTTTTGTGCCGACCCAATCCAGCCCAGCAGTGAACAAACCCCACTTTTCACGAAGCCAATCGACGCCCGGACCAACAGTTGATTTGACCCAGCCCCATCCCTTTTTGAAGGTGGCGCTGATCTTGTCCCAATTGTTGTAAATTTTCGCACCGACCCAAACCAGCGCCGCCACAAATGGGAAAAAGATCACCAAGGCTGTTAGAAAAAGGTTGCGAATGCGGGTCCAGTGCTTCTCAAAAAAGCCGCTGATCGCTCCAGAGAATGCTTCCCATTTTTGCTTGACCCAATCAATGCCCTTGCCAACGCTGGATTTGATGCTTGTCCAGCCTTGGTTAAAGGTTGCCTTGATCTTGTCCCAATTGCTGTAAACCAGATAGGCCAATACGCCCACGGTGACACCAATAGCGACAAGCGCCAGCACCATAGGATTGGCATACATCATAGCCCCGGCCCGCATCACACCTTGCCCCATGAACAAGGCGGCGGTGCGGACAAGGCCCATCGCCTTAGCCACCTTGGGAAACATCGCTGCGACGCTGCCCAGTTCTTTGTATTTGCTCCACAGGCCCCACAATTGCCCCACCGGCCCCAGCAGGCCGCCAAAGGCCAGCTTGGCCCCTGCGGTGGCCACACGCAGCCCGATCAGCCATAGGACCGCCGTGCCAAGAAACCTGAACGCGGTCGGGTGCGCATTGGCCGCATTGGTCAGGCCGCGCAGGGCACCGGTGGCCGATTTCAACATGCCGGTCATGCTTTCCAGCAGCCCGCCCTTGCTGCCTGCGGCCACCATGAAATCTTGCGCGGCGGCTTTCATCTGGCCGCTTTGGCCGAAAAAGCTGTCCTTCGTGGTGTTATAGGCTTGGTCCAGGCTCTGGGTTTTGGTGTAGGCCTCGCGCGAACGCAGGATCGTGGGCAATTGCTTGTTGATGAGGTTAAACAGCGCGCCGCCGCTCTTGCCAAACAGCACCATGTTCTCGCGCTCAACATCGGTCACACCGCGCTTTTGATAGGCGGGCAGCACATATTTGCGATAGAATTCCACCGGATCGCTCGACAGCGTTGCCGCAGCATCCTTCCCCATCGGGTTTGCGCCGTTCTTAAACTCCTTGATGCCGCCCACTTGGTTGAAGACCACTGCATCCTTGTTCCACAGGCCAAGGCGCAGCAGCTCCCGCGCGGAGGCCTGATTTTTCACCATGCCGTTCATCCGCGAATAGGCCCCCTGAAGGCCCACACCTGCGCTATCGTGCAATTCCGCAATCAGAGGCTCAAAGTCGGCAAACATGGTGCGGGCCGATAGCTTCATGCCCGATGTGCCCGCGCGCGCCAGAAAGCTCTGATAGGTTGAGGCATCAACCGTGCCGCCCGAGGATTGGATAGCGCGAAACAGGCCATCGGTCAGCGCGGCGGCGCGCTTGGGGTCCGTGGTGCCGCCTGCCTGCTCGACAAAGCGCAGGAAATAGCGCTCCTGCTCCTCGCCCAGTTCTTTGCCGCTGGCCTTGAGCGTGGCCGCCATCTTTGCCATTATCGGGGCCATCATCTTGGCCCCTTTCAACTGCTCTTCCGCGCTATGCTCCCCGCTTTCGCGGAACGCGCCTTGGGCCTCCAGCAGATAGCGCAGGTTTTCCTTCGCGCTCGATCCGGCAACGCCCATGGCTTTGGAATAGGCAGTCAGTTCATTCACCGCCCCATCGTTCAGGCCAAGGATGCGCAGCTTGTTTTGCATGGCCTGATATTCGCCCGCCTCGTGGGCGATGGCCATGCCGGGGGCCATGAGCAGCGCGGCGCTCATAAGGCCTGCGCGGCCCTCGCTCTTATAGGTATTGGCTTGGCGCTGGATGCTGGCCGTGCGGCCATCAATGGCCTCTAGGCGGCGGCGGCGCTCAATTTTGGCGCGCAGCTCCTCTTCCTGTTGCATCAGCTTTTTTTGGGCAGACCACAGGCTGTTCACGCTGCCAGTGGCAGTCTTTAGCTGGTCATCATAGGCACGGATGCCCTTTTTGACATTGACCAGTTCACTGGCAAGGCCGCGCATTTCATCCTTGCTCGATCGCCCAAGCCCAATCATGGACTTGAGCGATCCAGACAGGCCGTCCATCGCCGTAAACTTCACCATCAAACTGAGAAGATTATCGGCCATTTATTCCTGCCCTTGCATGGCGTTCCAGCGCTTGATGGCGCGTTCACGCCATCCCAAAAGCTCGCCTAAATCCATCGCTTCCAATTCGGCCTTGGACCAATGAAATACGACGGCGACATCTGCGATCATGTCGTCAACGGTTAGGCCTGCATCTGCTCGATCTTCGCCTGGTCCGTCGAGCTGAGAAAAAAATGCCAGAATGCTCCGGCAATCTCGCCAATGTCTTCGGTGCTCAACTGTTCGGCTTCATGAACAGCAACCAAGGGCGAACTCACCCGCGGGATGACGGCCAAAACCGAGTTAATGTCACCATTGGCCAGATCGGGCACCTTCAGCCCGCGCAATTCGCCAGCGTTCGGCTTGCGCAGCATGATCTCGGTGATCAATTCGCCATTGGCGCGGGTGATGGGTTCCGACAGCAGGACCGTTTTGGACTTGCCCGGCTGGGGGGCAAAGGCGGCGGCGATTTTGGCATTGGTCATGGGGGCGTCCCTTTCGATCAGTGGTGATAGGAGTGGGTAATCGTCGTGGTGCGAGACATGCGCGCGCAGCAGGCGGGGCGATAGGCCGGGGGCGTGTAGGAGGGGGGATACACATGCACGACTTGCGGGCGGGGCTGGCTGGCGCGGCCCGCCATATAGCCCAGCGCGCCGCCGATCAGGCCATCGCGCAAGGTATGGTCGGCAGGGGCGGCATTAGGCATGGCATCGCCCAGCGGGTCAGCATATGCGCCCTGCTGGATCGGCCCATCGGCAGAGCAAGCGGCCAGCGAAAGCGATGCCACCGCCATGGCGGAAATGACCAAGATTTTACGCATGGATGAGTCCTGTTGGAAAAGATCATGCGGGCCATAGCCTTAGAGGCTGGTTTCGCCCCGGCGCGAAATGCGGGCGCGCCGGGGCGAAGGGGCTTAATCGGCTACGGCTGCGCGGATTTCGGCATTCCGATCAACACCGAAAACGATGAAAACATTGCCCATCACGTCGATGGTGATCCAGTTTTCGCCATCAACGTCCAGTTGGTAATAGACGCAGGAAAGTTTGGCCTTGTGGGCGGTGTCATCGCCCACCTTGGCATTGCCCATGTCGATCTCGATATATTGCCCAATCACGGTCACCTCGACCGTGCTGACCGCGCCAGAGCCATCCTCCTGATAAGCGCCAGAGAAGCGGGCGACCACTTCATCATAGGCCGCCGCGCCAAAATCGCGCAGGGCGCTTTTGACCAGACCGGCGTTTGTGAAATCCAGTTCCAGCTTTTCCAGCCCGATGGTGGACTGAAGCGGGGCCAACATACCGGCGTTGCGATATTCGATCAGCTTGTGCGCCAGCTTGGGCAGGGTCACTTCGGAGACGATGCCGCGATGGCCCCGGCCCTGAAGGTGCAAATTCATGTTTTTGAGTTTCGCGGGGAAGCCCATGGCGAAGCGCTCCTATGGAAAGGGAAGGGGATGGCGCGGCGATTATGCCGCGACCGCCGTAGTCGTGGCGGCCAACTGAGAGGCAAAATCGCTGTAATAGGTATCGGTGATGGTCTGCACTTCGGTCAGGCTTTGCAGCGGCGCGCAGGGGGTGAAATCATAGCTGAGCGTGAGGTCGCCACTGGCCAGTTCACCCGTCGCGTTCAGCGCCGTGTTGTAATAGAAATTGCCGCCGATCATCTGGCCATTGATCACACATTTGCGAATGAAGGCATTGCCCTTGGCGATCAGAGCCTTGACCATGCCCACCGTCAGCGGGCTGTCCACATAGGGGAAGTGGGCCTTTTGGATCGTGTCCTGGAGCACTTGCGAGGTGCGGACCGCGCTCTCAAATTTCCAGCTATCCACGCTCGACGTGGTTTCATTGCCCCAAAACCGCCAGCCATCGTGGCAAATGATCGTGGTGATGCCCGCCGCGTTGAGCAGCGCCGCATCGGTGGTGTCATTATCCATCACCCATGACACATCCGCAGCGGTGCCGGTGATACCATTGACCACCACGTTGGAAAGCGTCTTATGCCAGCCCACGGTCTGATCGATATAGGCTCGCATGCCGACCGCGCAGCCAATCGTATCAGCATGGCCCAAGCTGGTGGCGGGCCAGAGCAGCATCAATTCGCGTTCGCCAAACTCCTCACGATAGCTGATCGCCTCGTCGCGCGTGTCGCCCTCGGCCATGGCATAGACCATGCCGCGCAGGCGCTTGGCCACAGCGACCAGCCCATTGGTGACCGCCAGCGTATCCAGCCCCGGCGCACCCAAGATGCGCGGACGAGATCCCGTCTTGGCCTCAGCCATCAACAGCGCCTGCATACCGCTATATGCGGGGCCATTGGTGCCCAGCACCTTGGCATCCTGATTAGCGGCATCCACAGCCACACGGACCACCACGATATTCGGGCTGACGATATTGGCGATAGCGGTCAGCGCAGGGCGCAGCGTGTTGGTCGGTCCAGCGGTGCCCGATTTGGCCAGCGCGGTGATCACGTTGGAAATCAGCACCGGGGTATCAAGCGGGAACATCGCCTCATCCGCATCCGGCGCGGTGACAACCAAGCCGATGACAGAGGTGGCGACAGTGGCAGGCGTCAGGCTGGTAGAGGTCTTCAGCATGGTCTTAATGCCGTGCATAGCGGTTATCCTATCGAGAGAGGGGGATGGTCTGGGCGGTAGTGGCAGTGCTGGCGGTGTTGCGCAGGCGCTCGACGGTCATGATCGCGCTGCCGGTGGCCAGATCGCCGGACACGGTGACCTTGGTCAGCTTGATCCGGGGCAGCCACCGGGCGATGGCCAGCGCCGCCGCAGAGGATAGCAACAGGCCCGTGGCGCGGTTGATGGGCTGGTCGATGATCTCAAAGCCGATCCAGCCATATTCAAGCCGCATCCATTCGGTGCCCGGCGGGGTAGACAGCAGATCGGCTATGCAGTGATCATCATAGGCATCACCGCTCAGCAGCGCGCCCGTGGTGGGGTCCATGCCGCTGCTCACAGATGATCCTCGACCGCTGGCGGCAGAGTGATCGCAATGGGCACGGTGACATGCACACTGGCCACGCGCTGGGCCGCATGGGTGATCGCGCTTTCCAGCAGCGCAATGCGCGCGGGCAGTTGGGCCAGCAGATTGGTGTAATAGTAATACGCCTTGACCTGCGGCGCGATATTCACCCCGATCAGCTTGGCAATCCACGTGGCCAACTTGACCGGATCAGCTACCGGCGGGTCGAGCAATTCCAGCCATGGGGCCAGTTCATCAATCTTGGCCTGCACGACGGCCAGCTGGGCGTTGATCGGCGCCATGGCCTGATCAACGCAGGCTTGCAGGTCGGGCGGGCTTTTGACCGCGTTGACCTTCGCGATCAGCGCATCAATCGCCTCAATATTCAGGACATTGGAACCTTGGACATTCATGGCGCGGCCCTCAATTGATATTGTCGACGATGCCGCCGCTGACCGTCACAGACTGGCCGGTGGGCGTGGTGAATGCGCCGGTCGCGCCAACATCGCTGGCGATCACACCGGTCGCGCTGATCGATCCTTTGACCGACAGATCGGATTCTAGGCTGACGCCCGCCGGGGCAATGATGGTGACCTTGCCAGCGGGGGGCAGGTTGATGATCAGATCATGGCCGGTTGGGTCATAGGTAATGGTCGCGCCATCCTCATAGGCGGCGAGAAACTCGGTCAGGCTATTGCCGGGGGCCGGATAGGCATCGCTGATCAGCCCGCGCAGGGCGACAGCCGCGCCGATCTCGCCTGCTGGGCAGAGCAAGACGACCTGCTCCCCCTTGCTAGGCGGAGACCATGTGCGGGTGCGGCCCATCCGCATCTCAAACCAGCGGACAGGTGGGCTGATGCTGTCATCATCCAGCGTGACCACACAGCGCGCCGCAGCCAGATCGACACTGGCAATCGAGCCAAAGCGGATCAACTGATCGGGGTCTGTTGCGGTGTCTTCGGGCGTTCTCATGACCCGACAAAGCCACAGCGCGCGGCGCGTCTCCATATGCCGACATTGTTAGGCCACCCGCCACAATGGGGCCGCATGGCTGGATATGCATGACGGATCAATAGAGAGGCCATGC